CCCTCCATTTCTTACTGAACACTTTCTCTTTATAAATACTTCCCAACCAGTTAATGTGATGATTTTTTAATGGTTGTTTTTCCAACCATCCAAGATTTTCTAAGGAAATGATAATTGATTGTTTATCATATATAAAATTGTTTAACATTTTACCATAGTTTTCATCATCCATTGTTTGTAGAATGATACCTTCTCTTGTTATAATATAGTGTGGTAATTTGTTATATTTTTTATTATATCTATTTCTTAATGATGTTAAATATTCATCAGCATTTCTAGATGTATGTGTTAAAACAATTTGAATTTTGTTTTTTTCAACTCCTAAATGATTATTAATTTTTTTATCTAAGATTTCAGACATTTTTAGTGTATGTTAATCTTTTTATGTTACCAATGTCGTTTGTTGTTGTGGTTGTTTCTACTGGAAAATCAATCCAGTAATCAATATTTTCAAACAAAGGTTCTTCTTGTATGGTATCTTGTATGGTAACTTGGGGGGTAGTTGGGGGTTGGTTGTGGGTTGGTTGTGGGGTTGGTACATCGGTTGGTAGAAAACTTTCTTCATCTTTTTTACTCCCTTTAAACGCTTGGTTTGTTGCAATAACTAAAGTAATTGCCAGTGGGTCAAACACAAAAATTAATATCAATATAAAAAGATTTGCCGTTCTTTTTACATCCCAATTAAGTAATTCACTAACATATTTGATTGCACCAAGTTCACTACTATTAATATCTTGTGATTGCATATCTAAAATCTGAACATCAAGTTTTGTTATGCTATCATTGTAGTTATCAATTTTTTTTGAAATTGTGTCTCTCCTTGTTTGGGCTTCTTTTAGTTGTCCTTCAAATGATTTTCTATTTTCGTTATTTGCTTTTGTTATAACTTGTCCGCTTTTTTTATCAACACTTTGTAATGTTGTATTTGTAGAAAGTCCATCCCTTAATTTTGTAATATCACCATCAAGTGTTGTTTTTTCTTTTGTTAATTCTGTTTTTATTTCTTCAAATCTTTTTTTCTTAACTTCAACATTTTTTACTTGTTTTTCACTTATCTCAAGTTTTGCGATATTTCCCTGGAATCCGGTACTAAGTAGTCCGTAGATACCCAAAGACGTAATAATGGATAATGTTATAAGTGCTATTGTCATATAAATTTTAAGAGCACCATATGTTTCTTTCCACTTGTCGTGGAGGTATGTTGCGATTGCTATTTTTGATATCTCTAGGAATGATCCCATTATAATTACTGGAATCGCAACACCAACAAATACTATGGATAAACCAACAACACTGTAGTAGGCCGCAGTTCCAGACAGTCCTAGGGCACAAAACAACATAAACCAGGGTAAAAATTTTTCTTTCATATTAAATTATTATAGTTTATAAATACTTATAATAAAGAATATGAAAAATTCACTACTAAGGGAATCGATAAGAAAACATTTATTGTTAGAAAAAAGGATTGCAACTTTGAGGTCCCAAATATCTGTTACTTTTGAAGTTAGATTAGATAAAGGTGGTCATACACAAGATAGACAGGTAGAAAGAAATGTTAGTAGGGGTGATATTAATTTACTTTTAGGTTTGGCTGTTGATGAAATTACAACTAAAATTATTTTAGACGAATTAAACCATCAGGACGAATTTATTGTTAGGAGTAGGAGTCGTAATTTATTTATACCTATAATATTAATCGAAGAAGACCCTTATAATTTTGTTTTGTTAACAAAAACTGTAATTAGAAAAGAAAAACAAGGTAGACCACAATTAACAATTTGGGTTGATTAAGTAGGATAGGACATTAGTATCTGAATCGTCTTCCATCTTCCTATCGACTTAGGCTTGTTCATTCCTAAATCACTTCTACTTAACCCATCACCTAGAGCTCGTTAGTGACTTTTAACCCTCGTTGTTTGTGATACAAAGATATGTTGTTTTTTCTAATCTACCAAACTTTTTTGATAAATATTTTGAAATATATAAGAAATTACATCCACGGTCCAACCATTACCAATCATATTTTTTCTTTGATTTAAAGATACTAATGATGTATAACCATCTGGAAGTGTTTGTAGTCTTTCATATTCTGTTATATTCAACTCACGTAGATTACCATTCACAACAACACCATAGTTACAGGCGGTATTTAATGTGTTTGTTTTACCGTGACTTACTCTACCTCTTCTATTTTGGCTCTTTGGAAACTCCAAATTTACACAATCACCTTCTTTTGCGTATAAGTAACCAGTTTTAGTTCCGTTCTTAATTTTAAAACCTTCTTCATTAATATCAAGAACAACTAAATGGTCATTGATTATTTTTTCGTCTCCGTTTGGAATTAAGATATCTAATATGTTTACATTCCTATCTTCTATGTTTTTATCTAATGGTATGTTTGTCCAATAAAGTCTTTGTCTTTTTTGTGCTGAAAAAAATTTACTATCAATCATTACTGGTTCAACGCCAATAGCATCTGTTATAATTTTTTCCCATTCTTTTTTCATTACAACATTTTCAAGTAAGAAATAGGTTGGTTTAACTTCATTTAATATTCTAACATATTCCCAAAATAAACCACTCTTTCCATCAAACCCTGTGTTATCACCAGATCTACTAAAAGACTGACAAGGTGATCCTCCAATTAATAAATCAATTTTTGGTAATCTTGATGTATCTAAACCAACTACACTTCCTAATTGAATCGTATTTGGGAAATGGTGTTGTGTTATTAGGGTTGCGTGTTTGTCAATCTCTGAAGCGTAATAATTATCTACTCCAACACCAGCTCTTTGTAATGCTAATTGACCACAAGATAATCCATCAAAAAGACTCAATACATTCATATTCCATATTTTTAAATATATGTGTAATCACATCCACAGTCCAACCATTACCAAGCATTTTATATCTTTGGGTGTTTGAAACAACAGAGGTGTAATTATCTGAAATATTTTGTAATCTTTCATATTCTACTGGTGTTAACATTCTAATATTACCATTATCCATAACACCACTCATTTGTTGATTACCAAATCCTTTGTAGTCTCTTGCAAGTAATGTTGCTGATTTATCACCACCAGGTTTATGTTCCTTTTTTTGTTTTGATACAATTATGTGTTGTCCACTTAAAAGTATGTTAGACATTGTTATGTTTGAATCTTCTGGTTGCTCTATGTTTGGTATGTTGGTCCAGTAAAGTCTTTTCCTATTTTGTGCCGAGACAAGATTACTATTTATAAGAATTGGTTTTACACCCATATGTTCTGTTATAACATCTTCATATTCTTTTTTCATCACAACATTTTCAAGTAGAAAGTACTTTGGTTTACATTCCTCCATTAGTCTTACAAACTCAAAAAACAATTTACTTCGCTCATCATCAAAATTTAATTGTTTACCAGCAAATGAAAATCCCTGACAGGGACTGCCACCAATAAGTAAATCTATTTGTGGTAGGTCAGAACCTTTTACTTGTGTTACATCACCAATCTGGATTGTTTCCGGATAGTTATGCTGTGTTACTTGTATTGCAAACTTATCTATTTCTGATGAAAAGTATTTATCGTACTTTATACCAGCTTTGTTAAGTGCAATCTGCCCGCAGCTCATCCCGTCAAAAAGTCCGAGAACATTTCTTATCTTCGTTTGCATATGTTATTAGTTTTAATTATTCTGTAAATTGTTGGTGTTGAGATTTTATATTTAATCTCCAGAGCTTTAATTTTCATACCGTCTTTATAGTCTTTTTCAAATTCAATGTAATCTATTTTAACTCTTAATTTTTCTCTAACAATACCTTCTCTATATTTACCTCGTTTATTATGTCTTTGTTTTGTTTGTTTTTCTCTATATTCCGGATTCTTCCATTTTTTTTTAAGCGTCTCACTAATTTTATCACCCCAAGTTATTTCTCTACCTAACAACGTGTTTGATATTCTTTTTTTCACGTCCTCAGCCAATTCCGTTGAGCTGCCGCCTGTCTGTAAATTATACCCATTTGGTGATAAAGTTTTATAATGTTTTATAAAAAAAATTTCCAAATTATTTAACTCATCTTTTGTAAAATCACCACTTATTATTTCGGTTATTATAAAGTTTTCTTTACCATATTTTCTAATAGCAGAATAAAGGGCCGAACATTGATTTTGTGAATTGATTTGGGTTAAATGTTTCCTAAATCTTTTGTTGATGGAATTTATTGTTTGTCCAATATATAATTTACTATTAACATTATTTTCAATTTTATAAATACAAGCCATAATTTATATTTTATATAATATAAATATCTTGTAATGTTAGAAAATTTAAATTATTTGATGGTCTTTTTTAAAATTATATCATCAAAAAGACTTAGTACATTCATCATAGATAGTCAAATAATTCAGATGAGTCATTACGAAGTCTACGAAGAGCTTTTTCTTTTATCTGTCGGACTCTTTCTTTTGTAAGGTTAAAGTCAGAACCAATATCTTCTAGTGTTCTTGGTGTACCAGTAAGACCAAAGTAGTCTCCGATGATAGATTTTTCACGGTCATCTAATACATTAAGTAATGATAATAACTTGTCTTTTAGAATGTCTTTGGTGTTAAACCCAGCGTCAGGTGCAACAGCATCGTGGTTTTCGATTAAGTCAATAAGTGTGTCACCATCTTCATTTATATTCATATCAAGATTAATAATCGAAGGAAGTGATGTAAACTTATCGTCTAGTTTTTTACCTGTCTGTTCAACTTCTTTTTTGGCCTTATATAAATCCTGAACAACATTAACCGGAAGTCTAATTGTTCTAGCATTATCATTAAGTGATTGGATTATAGATTGTTTAACCCACCATACAGCGTAAGAAATAAACCTCAAGTCTTTATTCCAATCAAAGTTTTTAATTGCTTTCATAAGTCCAAAGTTTCCTTCAGCAATTAAATCTGACAAATCAAGTCCTTGATTTTGATATTGTTTTGCAACTGTAATCACAAATCTTAAATTACCTTCTAAAAGTTCTTCTTCGATTTTTTTCTTTTCTGATAATGAAACATCTTCTGATTTCATTATTAATGCCAATTGTTTTTCACGATCAGGTGTCATAACCTTAATCTTTCTAATGTCCTTTAGATAGTGATAAATTTCCTCCTGGTTAATTGGGGCTCCGGTATTTTTTTCTTTCATATTATAGTTGTTTTGAGTATTCATCTAATTTGTCTTTTTCAGCTCTTGTTAGTGATTCTATACCTTTACTTGAAATTTTATCTAAAATTTCGTCAAGAGTCAAGTCACATATTTGATTTTTAACAAACTCAACAACACGATTGTTGTGTTCTTCCATAAATTTTTTTATGTCGAAAGTTGAGTTTTTATTTGTAAATATTTCATTAACGCGATTTTGTGATTTTGGTTTCCTTCCTTTCTTATTTAATTTGTGTAAATGTTCCAAATGTTCTGGTAACATATTAGATGTCATTGTTTTTGAAGTCTGGACAAGCACATACATAAATTCTGGTACTATATCACATATCAAATCAATGTATATTGTAAGTTCTGGTTGGTGCATATCAGATTCAAAATGAAATATTGAATGGTTGTCACCAAACACAAAAGTAATGTTATCACATTTTGATATTGTTGATAGTTCGTCAGCAACCTTTAGGTTTGTTTCTTGTTTGTCCCAGGTGTCATTACAAGGGTAGGCAAATAGTAAGTATTTCATTGTTTTTAATTTTGGTTTGACAAAGGTAAGAAAAATATTGAATATGGTTGTATTATTTTAATAAAAATCCAAGTTCATACACTAAAGGTCTCATTCTGTCTTCCAAGTTTTTATAAAGTTGTCTAAACTCTTTAAATTCTTCAGGAAAATACTCTTTCCATACTAATTTAAGTTGTGCGTAACCAGCATCCCAACTATTAAGGTGATTGTGATCGTCAGCGAAGTGACTTCTCATCGTCATTGACATTCTTATTAACTCTGTTGCTTTATCTAACACAAGTTTAGCGTCAGGTGATAATTGTTCGTATATGTTCTCTTCTCCAAATAATAGGTTGTGTACGTACCGGTTATTGTCAGTTCTTGCGTCACTATATAACTCATTGTAATTATTGTTATTTGCGAGTTCCATCATTTCTTCTTTTGACATCCAAAAAAATTCGTTTTTAATGTCCCATAGTTGGTCTTTGTATGTTACTTGACGGAGAGATGATTGTTGACTTGAGTTATTAAATAAAGAATAAACTACTGAGTCGTTTGTAAATTGCTGGTATTGTTCATGTTCTTCGTTTGGTGCAAGGTATTCATCTTTGTCGTTAATCCAATTTTGTTGTACAGATTTCCTTGCGGTAAATAAATTAATAATACTATTAAATTTATCCGGTGTTATCGATTTATTACCATTAGCAGAAATAACTGACGATGCTAAAAATACCACATTTTGTTGCATCAAATTATTTGAATGATTGTTTATATATCCAATAGCCATTGAGTTCCCAGACTTTTCTTTTTCTGTTTCAATCGTTAAATATGATTTAATTGGTGGTAAAATAACGTCATTTTTTTCTTTGTTTTTAAAAATGGTGTTAGCCTTTTTTAAATTATCACAATTATATAAAATTTTTTCGTTACTTTCAATAGTATTAAATTTGTCATCAGTATCTACTAATTTATGATTGAATTGATTTTTGTCACTTTCAAAATTAGAATCCCAAACTGAAAATGAAATACCCCAAGAATTAGCCGTGCCTGAAAAGTGTGAGGCATTAAATAAAAATCCTTTAACAAAACCAAAGTTATTTAAAAAATATTCACGTAAAACTTTAAACCCGTCGCTTGTCATATAATTAGGGTTATTAAAAATACCAATTTTAATATTTTTATTTTTTTCTTGTAGTTTAGTTATTTTATATAAAAATTGTGTTGATAATTGAGAAGAGGCGATACCGAATTTTTTATCATTCATTTCTTTACCAATAACAGTATTGGAAATTCCGGCATTATCATTTCCTTTATTTGGTGTTGCCTTTATATATGGTGGGTTAATCAAAAATAATATTTCTTTACCATTTTCAATAGCATCTCTCAAACCTTTGGGTAGAAAATCAT